AAGTGTATATATGTGTGGCGGTATTTAGAACGAGTTTTTTCCATTTGTCAAGGGGTTGGGGCAAAAAAGTTTCAACCCGGGGCATATTTGTGCATGTTGCACAAAAATATAAAATGACTGTTGACAACTGAAATAGTATGGGTTTATAATGCATACACACGGAAGGAGCGTTGATTATGGAAATGAAAGAGCTTGTGAACATGATTCAGAACACAGGCGTCACCGTTGTAATTATTGGTTACTTTATTTACAGAGACTACAAGTTTATGGGAACATTAAAGGACACACTTACAACACTGGTGAACACGGTGAGCACATTGAAAGATGTCGTACAGGCGAAAGGGGGTGAATAGTAATGACGTATGAAGAGTACGAAAAAAGAATTAACGATGCGTTAGCAAACGCGGACACAGCACCCACAGAGTTTGTAAACATCCTGTCAGAATTAAAGACAGACTTGACCGCAAAAGATACACTTGAAACAGAGAAAACAGAACTGGAAACAAGGGTGCGTGATTTACAGGATACGAACATGAAGCTGTATCTGTCTGTTACTGGTACTTCCGACGAAGATGAAGAAGAGGACGAACCAGCAGAGGGTTCAGCTGTTGTTGATGAACTTATGGAAAAGTTGTTTAAAGAAAGTGAGGAAAAATAACATGCCAAATAACACAGTAGCAAGAGCATTATCCAATATTGCAAAGATCAACAATTCCCAGTTTTGGGATATGGCGCGTCGGTTTTCGCCCGATTTCAAACAGCACACCAGTAAGAAAACACAGGCAGATTTCACAACAAAAGGTTTTGAGGAAATCCAGCTGACAGGCGCAAACGTGCTCAACGAGTTCTTTGAAATCTCAATGAGAATTGCGTTCCAAATGCTCAACGTAGCACGCGCAAAGAATCCACTTGTAGACAAAGGACTGGTTGCGGTTTACGACACACCGAATGGCGGTTATGTCCAGCGTATCAGCGTAAACAGCATTAAACCTGTATCACCAGCATACATCGGCTTACAGGAAGGTGGAAGTGTTGACCCATTCGTTGTACGCAAGCCGGACATTGAAGAGAGATTCTTCCAGATGAATTTCAACTACCAGTCAATTATCACCGTACAGGAACACCAGATTAAGACCATGTTTATCAATGAATATGGAATGGGTGAACTGTTAGCTGGTATTTTACAGGGGCTTGCAAACGGATATACTATACAGGAGTATCTTAACACAAAAGAGTGCATGAACGCTTCATTGAATAGTTCCAAGTTCCCATTAAAGGAGACACAGGTGCTCACGCTCAACAGCTGGACACCAGCGAACCCGACACAGGCAGAACTTACAGACCTTATCTTGTCAATCAAGGACACAGCAACACGTTTCGAAACAGTATCAGCAACAGGGGCTTACAATGCCAAGGGTTTTGAAACATTAGTTGACCCAGCTGACATGGTTCTGGTATTACGCGCTGGAATTAAGAACAAAATCAACGTGGGCTTAATGGTAGGCGCTTTCAATCCAAATTATTTGTCCCTTCCTTTTGAAATCGTAGAAGTGGATGATTTTGGCGGAATCGAACACTACAGTGATGCAGATTTTACCACAAAAGTTTATCCAGTTTATGATAAGCTGGGGGCACAGATTGGATGGAACACAGTAGAAGACCAGACATCCGTAGAATTTACGGATGATCAGGTATACAAGAAAGACCCTAATGCAGAGGTACTTGGTATGCTGGTTCAGCGTGGTGCATTTTTTGAAAATGCACAGAACCCATACACAGTTACACCTATTTACAATCCGCGTGGAATGTATACGAACTATATCGCAAATAGACCAAACAACGGATTGAACTGGGATGCATTATACAACATGGTAGTTTTCCGTGCACCTACAACTGTTTAGAATAAGGGGCATTTGCCCCTTATTCCAATTAAGGAGTGATAATATATGAGCTATTCTTGCAGGGTATATAAAAACAGCGGTTTCAACAGTTGCAATATTCCAGATTCACCAGCTTTACTTGAACAGTGCTCTTTTATTGACGTCCCTACTTTACAGATAATGCAAGAAAGGTTTCTTTCTTCTATCAGAGTCAAGTCCACATGGGGCGATATAAAGAACGGTGACTATGTTAAACTGTATAACACCGAGACTGGTTCAAAGTGGTTCTATTCGATTGAGAATATTTCCATGCAAGCGAAAGACGTTGCGGTTTTATCAGTAATTCCAGACTATATAAACAGTGTAGGCGGTGTGTCCGGTCTGAAAATAGTTGATGGAATTACAGAACGTGTGCATGTTTCTTCTGATTCTTTCGGGGAATACACAATGGAAGACCCATTGACCACACCAGCAGAGCCGTTACAAGTTCAAAAAGTGTGGGTTCAGATTTCAAAAGATACCAACACTATTGTGGAGTCTACAGTTGACATACCATGGCAAATGAGCCAAGCCGACGGTGTCACCTTTGTAGATAAGGACACGGAAACAGGGGAAGAATCAACGGTTGTTGTTCCAACACTTGCAAGTTTTCCAGACCCAAACCTTGAAAGTTTTCCTACAAAGTTTACCCTAACTGGTTCTGACACCACAATTCACCAAGGAACAAAATGTTTTGATTTATCTGATTCAGGAACAGCACCCGGTGCAACTTATAACGGCGCACAGACAATAAAAGCTGGTATCAGCCGTTTACGCTCACTTGGTGTTGAAAATGCTGTTATTGCACAAGTTTCCATGCCAGTAGAATACGTTTCTGTTACAAATGCAAGCGGTGCGTTGATTGGAGAAAAATACACATGGAGTTTTGTCAAGCAATTACAGGGGGTGTGGTCTGAAAATGTGATTGACATTCCCTACAGTTACACAGGTGCGAAAAACAACCGTGTAAATTATGGGGAGTTTACAAAGTATGGAATCATTTCCACTTCTTCTGAAAGCTGTGAGTTTGATGCAGAGGATATTGTGGAAAGTGGTTCAGCAGTACCGCACATTACAAAAGTGGGCGACCCAAGGCTTACAGGTAAACCGTATTTCCGTTTTAAAACTGTAAACGGTGATAGTTCACAGCTTGGTTTTTTCAGAAATTGTATAAGTGGTTTACCATGGAAGAATGTTCCACTTGTTTATAGAGAAGCTAGTGGAAATGCGCTTAATACCTTACGTTACGAAAATAGCAAGGCTGTTTCCACACAAGCGTATCAGTATGGGACACGGCAGAATATTTTTTCACAGGCACAAAACCTTGTTTCTGGAAGTGCTGGAATAGTTGGTAGTGCATTATCAGCGGATGCTTCTGGTGCATTTACAGGGATTGCCAACATGGCTACAAACACCCTTTCATTACAGATGCAACAGGAAAACAGGGAAGCAACAACTAGGATTGCACGTAGAAACGAACTGTCAGAACTGGAAATTGCAAACACCGTGTACACACCTACAGTCAACTTTCCAATGAACGCGGAGTTTTTACGGGACTTTTACGGTAACGGTTGCCTTGTTTACAGATACAAGTATTCCCCTAATGACATTAGCAGAATAGATAGGTTGCTCACAATGTATGGTTACCGCCATGCAAAACCATTAACAGTGTCGGACTTTTCAAACCGTCAGTATTTCAATTTTGTCAAATGTCCCAACGTGACAGTCACAGGACACCCACGCTGGATAAATGATGGGATTCATGAACAGCTTGCAAACGGTGTCAGGGTTTGGCACGTATTGCCAAGTTCAAGCTATTATTCAAACAATCCAATAAAGGAGTGATAACATGTGGTACAATTCATACTTTTGTATTCCGCTGGATAAATGCAAGAACCGGAAAAAACTTGCAAAGCTGGAAAACAATATTTTATTCATTACTACGTTCATGCGGTTGCTGTCAGATGCAATGAACCGCTACACAATTAAGAACACACCCGATACAGTTAATGAACGCGTTATGCTGGAAAGTTTACTTGTCTATGGCAACACCACACTTTTTGAAGAGAGCGGAAACGTGCTTGCACTTCCATCAGTTCCAAGCGGTGAGGGCTTCAATCTGTATGGTGACCCTGTAAGTGCATGGGCGTTTTCCAGAAACGGACTTTTCAATAGGCAAATTGACCTGTATGTTGAGGGCGGTGCGGACTCTTCCATTTTGAACCGTGGTACACAGGGTATTGCGGTTCCAAGTGATAAGCGTGGGGTGATGGTATGGGAAAACAAAACGCGGTTTCCGTTTTTAAACACAGTTATTTATTATGCGACCGTTATCTCTGACACACTTAGGACTATTGACGTTGATAGACGGTGGTTGAAACGTCCATTCATTCCTGTATGTGAGGAAAGTTTAGTACCTAGCATAACAAAAATTTTTGATGAAATGGCAGACAACAACGGTATTATCCCTGTATCAACTGGTGTTCTGGATATAGACAAGTTTGATTTAAAACCGGTTGACGTTTCACCAGATATTGTAAAATCTGCTATTGAATTAGTTGAGTGGTACGAAAACAAGTTCCGGGAACTGTGCGGAACAGACAGCAACACACAGGTTGACAAAAAAGGCGAAAACCTTATAGCCGACGAAGTGCACGTAAATGATGAATACACAGATAAAAGTGGTGATGCTTTGATAGAGTGCTTGAACCATTATCTTGACTTTGCGAACCACCAGTTCGGTACAGAAATGAAAGCAGAAAGAAAGGGAGTGAAAGAGAATGGGCAATCTAAAGACATTCCAGCAGATTTTGGACGAGGGTTACCAGTTTCCGTTGACGGTTGACACAGCCACACAGCAGACTATAACAGAGTGGTTTAGGTTTAGACGTGTTTCTGACAATGAAAAGTTTATTGCATGGTTCAACAGGCTGTTGTCATTGAACTACCCATATTATAGACAGTTGCTTAGAATTGACCCCTCCACTTCTTCTTTTGACTGGCTGATTATGCAGTACAGTGAACATGAAAGCATCACTTCATCAGAAAGCAATCAGAGCGGTTATACGTCAGTCGAGGGCACAACCGTAAACAATGGAACATCTGAAAATGTTTCAACGTCCACCGGGACATCAAACGTAACCTCTAAAAATGATGGGACATCAACGGACAAAACAACCGGGACAACCACAGGAAACAACCAAGGTTTTGACCGTCAGACAGGCCTTTCCCGGGTTTCCCCAATGTCAGCGGAATACACAGCGGACGATATGAAACATAGGGATACAGATAAAATCACTGTTGGAAAACAAAGTATAAGTGGTTACGCCCACGGTATGCCATACGCTGATATAAAGAACCCGTCCGCATCTTCTGACACACTGACTGAAAATGGTACCCTTTCAGTAGGAACAAACGAAAGCACTACAAACGGTTCGACAACAGCAAACGGAACTACAGACACAACAGACAGTTCTACAGGAACAGTAACAGGGAATACCAGCAACACAGTAACAAACAACAGTGCCACAACAGGGAAAAATTCAAACGAAACAAATGCAACTGTACATGACATTACATCTGGAAGGACACTTCCTGTAGCTGACCTTCTTACACAGGCTAAGAGCTATATCTTACAGAGTAAAGCGTGGGTGTACCTGTACAAAGAATTGGATATGTGCTTTTGTCAATCATATCTGGAAAGTGAGGATGAATAATGGAAAGAAAAAATATTACACCACAGGGATACACATATGCAATAGAACCAAACACCACGCATCCATTCTGGAAAAACAGTGGCAGTGGTGAAAGCAACTATATTTATGCTGACCTTAAAAACCCGGTTGTTTTTGAAAACACAGACACAAATTTTACTCGTTTTGATGCAGTGCTACAAGGTGATATTCCATTCATTGCACCACTTACACTTTCGCTGGTCTCTGTTGCAATCAATTCAGAAGTCGCACTTCCTTTTGTTGGGGTAGCACACGGTGATGTTGCTTTTCTTATCTGTGAGGGAATTGAAGCGAACAAACTGAAAGCCGTTGGGGTTTATGCCACTTCTGATATGTCAGCACTTGAAATTTCTAATATAAGGTCAATACCAGCACCAATAAAGGGGGATAAGGGGGACAACGGAATTACACCGGATATAACAGCAACAGCAAGTGTTGACCAGACAACAGGAAATGCTACAGTAACCGTAACAAAAACCGGGTCAGAAACGAGTCCAGCATTCAACTTTTCTTTTACAGGGTTGAAAGGTGAACGTGGCGAACAGGGTCAACCGGGAGAAAGTGGTGAACCGGGTACACCGGGTGAAAAAGGCGAACCGGGAACACCCGGCACAGACGGTGTAACACCAGATATAACAGTCGTTGCTACAGTGGATGAAACAACAGGCACACCAGCGGTAGACGTTACAAAAAGTGGAACAGCTGAAAAGCCTGTATTTGATTTTGCTTTTTCCGGGCTTAAGGGTGGGGGCGGTTCTGGTGGTGCATATAAAATAAAAAATGACACACCAGCAAACATTGCAACTTTCATCAACAACAATAATATAAAGGACTTTGTTGTTTATGGTGACTGTGAACTTAACAGTGCGACAAAGGACGGACTAAACGCACAGGAGTTTGTTGTGTATGACATGATAGGCGGTGGTATTGTTTCACGTGGTTCATTTGCTGACCCTGTGAATTTTCCTACAATCAATTTTATCGCACTGGTTGAAAACAACATTGTGACCGCAATTAAAACGAATTATAACAATGATACCTATGGAAACGGAACACCCACAGGTGGTGAAAATTTTGTTTTTGATACTTTCACTCCAAGGCAAATGAATTTGTCTGATTTTAGCATGACTGGTAAAGCAAACAACATTTGCTTCTATTCCATGTTTACAAATATGGGATATGTAGGACATATTGTTGGAAACCCATTTGACAGGTATTATGTATATGTGCCTATCGGAAACATAACAATAATGTATAAGGGGTGACGGTTATGGGTAAAGAAAAATTTTTGAAAGAGGTTGCACCTGTCATTGTACAAGTGGCAACTGAAAAGGGCTACAAATATCCAAGTGCTATTATTGCACAAGCAATTTGTGAAAGCAATTGGGGGGACAGTAAACTTTCCAGTGCGTACTTTAATTTCTTTGGGATGAAATGTGGATTAAGCTGGAAAGGCAAATATACTGACATGAAAACAAAGGAAGAATATAAGAAAGGAACACCCACAAATATCAGTGCAAAGTTCCGGGCGTATGATTCTATTGAAGAGGGAATCAGGGGTTACTTTGATTTCATCAGTACAAAACGTTATGCGAACCTCAAAAAAGCAACCAGCGCACACGGCTATATTGAAATGTTGAAAGCTGATGGATATGCTACCAGCAGTGTTTATGTAGATACTGTTTATAAAATCTGGAAAGTGAATGACCTCGGAAAATATGACAAAAAGAAAACAGGTGCAAAAACCGACAGTTTGGAACATGCTTTTGAAACTATCGCGCGTCATGTGGTGGCTGGTGAGTTTGGAAACGGGGAAGCAAGAAAGAACGCAATCTATAACAGAGTACAAAAGGCAGTGGAAAAGGTATTAAAATGAGGGGACATTTTCTAAGTGGTACACGGAAACTGAATAGGCATTATCAAAGCGGTGGCGATAACTTAAAACCGTGGATAGTAGTTGGTGAGCCTGTCAGCGAATGGATTTCACTGACAGCACCAGCAAATAAATATAAGTATAAGTTAGACGGTATTGAGTTTGGAACACTGACACCAGCAACAGTTGACGGTACAGCTTTCGCTGTTCCATTTAAATTTGAGTGCTTAGACAAAGATAATAGGATATACTTTTACAGTACGGACATACTAACAAACTTTCCTTTGTCTGGTGAAATCAACATTTATAGTACGGATGATGATAGCATTGTTGGAACATTATCTTTAATTAGGGTGAACAGTTCACGCTGGAAAATCAAAACCACATTAAACAAAACTTTATACGGTTTTTATTTTCAGTTCACAACAAAAGACGCTGGTAATTTCATTCCATTTATTTCATTTAGAAAGGCGGTGACATAATGCTTAATAGTGGAAATGTTTATAAATACCTTGACGACTGTGCCAATGGCTTCTGGTCAGCAAAACGTTGCTTGACCTATAACAAGCCTATTATATGCGTTACTGGTACACGTTCAGTTGGCAAGTCAACTGGTGTGGCTGTTTTCTGTCTGGTGGACTTCTTACAGAACGGACATAAGTTTATGTATGTGAGACGAAGACAGCGCGACACATATAAAACATGTAAGACATTCTTTGATAATGCAATACAGGTTGTAAACCGTGGAACACCTTTCCAGATTGTAGCAATGAAATTTTACCGTGGAAATTATTATATTGCTACAAGTAAAACAGAAGATGGCGAACCGGATTATAAGGTGTGTGGAATGGCTTGCCCCCTGTCAGAAGAGGAAGATTTAAAGTCGAGCGTTTTCTCTGACTATTTCACAATCATATATGACGAGTTTATAAGCAAAGACCCTAACAGATACTTGGGCACACGTGACAACCCTGAATTCGAGTGGGATGCGGTTATGTCTTTATATCAGACAGTTGACCGTGGTGTTGACCGCCCATTCAGAAATGAAACAAGGATTTTTCTATTAGGTAACAAATCCACTATTTACAACCCTATCTGCTTATCTATCGGAATCGCTGATTACGTGCAAAGTGGTGCACACTTTGTATCACCTAAAAATAAGCTGTGGGTATGGGAAGACGTGGACGGTGTGGAAACAACAGCAAGGGTGCAGGACTCTTTTGCTTATCAAATGTCAAGTGAGAGCGTTAAAAAATATGCTTATCATAATGAGGGAAAAGATACCACTTACTTTTTGCGCAAGCCGGACGTTGCTAAGTATCACACTAGTGTAAAGCTGAAGGGAACTGTTTACGGAATTTATTCAGATGATGAATATAATTTCTATATTTACAAGCCTAAAGATGGTTACCACATAATCAGTCTTGACGTTGAAAGCCATGATGGAAACGACTTACATTTGATACAGAAATGGAGGGAGTCACCAACACTTACCATGGTAAGTAATGCTTATAAGCGTGGAAAGCTGTTTTTCGGAAACGGAAAAATCCAGAGCGCGTTCCTCAAATACTTGGAGTTCGTTCCGTAAAATGTTTCACGTGAAACATGTGGCTATAGTTGACAAGAAATTACACATGTGCTATATTTATAAAGCAGTAAGTTATAAGTGTTAGCGTAGTGACCGCGGTGCATCCCTTGACCGGGCGCGGAAACGAACAGGAGTAATGCCCTCAACCTTTTCATTTATGACCCAATGCAATAAACAGGGGCTTTTGCCCCTGTTTTTTACATCCACATTGCTTTTACGTGCTTGCAATACGGCACGTATCTTACTACATTGTTTGGATTCATGTAGTGACCGTAATAGTAGCCCAAAATAGAAGCAGCTGCAATTAAATCTATTATCCATATAACCAGAAGAACCTTATAAACCTTTTTCATTTTTATATACCTCTCTTTCTTAATGTAATTTATATACACAATCGCGGAGAACTACACCGCCATCAATGTTCATAGCCTTCAAATTGTGCGGAATTTCCAGACCCGACTTAAAATCTTTCAAGGTCAATTCACCACTTTCTAACTTATTGTTCAATATCTCTTTTGCATTTTTACCCATTCCAGCGCACTTTATATTATAAAACGGTTCGCATTTTTCCCGGTTGTCGTGCGTCTGGTGTTCAATATATGTTTTCTGTCTTACAAATATAGCCTTATCCCAGCAACTTTCATATTTCCAGTGTAAGAATTTTGTTGGGTGTTCTGGTGCACCTATAATTTCATCTGGTGAACATAGACAGTGTATACTGTCTGTGTCAGCGTAAATAAAGTGCTTGTAATTCTTTTGGGCACAGCGTATTGTAAAGTTACGTGCGTAACTGGTTATTGCTGAACCAATAGGAATATAACCAGCTTTTTTCTCATTTTCTTCAACTATCTGTGATTTCAGTGTGTTGTCATTATCCAAGTCCAGAACCTTATAGGATGAATCTGTAGAGCTTGCCAGCTTGCCATAGAGGTTGTTCAGAAACAGCTTTGCAAGTGTTCGTTTTGCCCCTGTCTCTTTCTGCTTTATTTCAGCCCATTTATTGATATAATTATCAAAGAAGCCGGACGCGCAACGGAAATAGCAACCGTCTAAAATTTCACAGTCTATTAAATCGTAGTGGTCATTAAGTAATTTCCAGTCTGTACAGGTGAGTGTAAGTGTAGGTTTTACCTCTTTTATAGTTCCGTCATAGTCCTCAAACGTCTGGTAGTATTCACCCTTATATTTATAATCAGACGTTTCAAGCCATTCCCTACCATTATAAAACGGTGAACCTTTTATCTGGACTGTAGGCAAATGTCCTTTTTTAAGTTTAAACTTTGTACGGATACGGATAAAGAAATAAAATTTCTGTGTACCGTCCTTGAATGTCTCTAATGCCCGTTCCGGTATTGCACTCTTAAACCATGTAGGTAAACCGTATGGGTATTTATTCCCACTTTCACCTGTCATTTCAGAGGGGTACAGACTGTTTACATCAGCCACCGTTCCAAGCCCTGTGTATAACTTGTTTTCACACCCACGCTTTAGATAACACCAGCCACCCTTATACGATTTCCTTACGTATTCATCAGCGTTATCAAAACCCTCAATAGGGCAATCTACTTTATACAAGTCTGGAAACATTGTAGCGTATTCTTTTCGGTCATGCCAGCACAGGTGCTTGTATTCGTTCATACAACACGCGCCTATGGTCATTTTATTATGACCCTCTGAAAACATAATATTAAGTGCTTCTTTTACAACCAGAACGTCATTTGCAATATAGTCTTTTTCTTCATCTGTAATTATGCCACCAGCTTTTCGCCTACCCTCATATTCAATAGACGTTTTCTGGTACTTTGTTTTGAAAGCCTTTCCTAGCTGTGCAACGGAAAACGGTAACAATTTCAGTGAGTCCAGAAAGCGGATTATTCTACCACGGTATTTCATAGTTATAGAATACCATTGACCCTTTGAAGAAATTGAATAGATATAAACACCGCCATTATTCCAGCGCATTTCTTCCCGTTTTCTAAGTTTTGTCTTACCATCCACAATATAATGAAATTCACGGAACTTGTCCTTGTGCTTTTTGAGCCACGAAAGAATAAACATTCCGTCGAACTTAAGATTGTGAAAATAAACCGTTGTATCTCCGTGGAGTTTAAGCAGAATATACCACATAAAGTTATCTATTGAATTATCGACTATAACACTTTCTTTTTCTGTTGGTGCGTCCAGCGGTACTAAGGCAGAAGCCCACACCTCTGTTCTCGTTATTCCCTCATATGTTACTGTTTCAAAATCAGCCATGTAATAAGACTGGTCATTCATCCATATAGACCTCCTCAAATGTTGCTCTTCTTCCAAGTATTAAGGAAGAAATTGTGTTCCATAAAAAGATGCTGTGGTTCTTTGTTTCTGTGTCTGTCTGTTTACTGTCAAATATAAATTGCTGGATTGCATCATCTAAGGCTGGGATTCCTTTTTCCCATTCCTGTAGTTTTTTAATGCGCGCTTCTTTCCCAGATGGTAAGTTTTCATTGATAAGGTCGTCTACCTTGTCAGCCTTGTAATTTTCAAACTTGTTTTCAGATTCTAAGCCCTCTGTAATAATCTCACGTAGCCGCGCCAAAAGTATTTCGCCACGTGTAGGGATTTTCTTTTCTTTTCTCTTTTTCTTGGCTAGCCTTTTTGCTTTTTCGGTTTGCTGGTGAACGTTCCGGGCGAAGCTTTCCAACGTTTTCTCTGTGGGGTTCTTTACCAGCTTTGGTGTCTTTAATTCAATTCCATACTTGCGCTTATAATATCGCTTTTTATCTGAAAACGCTTTACGCTGTTTCCTGTATATCTCTTTTATTTCACTCTGTGTCATATTGTGCCCTCTTTCTTGCTATTTCAACTAACTTGTTTCCGTCTAAGTCTAACAATGAAAAGAGTGATTCACCAGACAGGAAGAACCATTCCCCATGTTTTATTTCTAGCTTATCCTCTTTCTCGTATGCGGTTGTTAGGTCTTTCAGTGCTTGCCGTGCCACCGCACACAGTAAATTTTTTGCAGCGGTTTCATCCATTTTCTCACCTTCTTTCAAGAAAAGGGGAACTTCCGTTCCCCTGTGGTTTAAAGGTCAACCCATTTTACTGAATAACAGGTTTTCTTGTATCCTTTTGGTATGTACGAATACACCTCGAGTCCAAACTTACCAGCATTTATTGCTTCAACCAGTTCCTTATCATCTAACATTTCTGTTACGGTATCACACAGGTGTTGTGGAAGATTGATTGAAATGTCCTCTGAAATAGCAACAGGCGCGTCACCAAACTTACCTTTTTTGTTGATATACAGGCCGTATACAGCGTAGGTGTTCTCTCCCTTTTCACCGTTGTACAGTTCCTTTAACGACTTGAACGGCGCGTTGTCTGGTAACTGGTGTGTGAATGTTGGTGTTGTGTGGTTGTACTTATCTGCGAAACTCATAATAGATTACCTCTCTTTCTTACTCTGCTAATGTTGCCAACTCGACAAACTGATCGAGTGGCATCTCATACTTGTGTGACTCTGTTGTTACATCCTTAACGCTGACAGCAATTTCTGTCTCACCCAGCTGTTTTTCAATACCCTTTAAAATCTGCTTTTCATTCTTGCATGAACCCGGAACAACATAGTCCTGTGTTCTTGTCTGTAATGTTGCTGTGTCTGTTACGACAGCTGTTGCCTTTTTAGTTTCAATAGTTCTTGTGATTTTTTCCATGATAGTTTTCCTCTCTTTCTGTTTTATTATTCTCATGGTAATGTTAAAGGTTTTCCTTTAACTTGATTATAGTATAGCACATAACTGTCTGTAAGTGTGCACAAAGATTGATAATATTTTTGTGCAACATGCACAAATATGCCCCGGGTTGAAACTTTTTTGCCCCAACCCCTTGACAAATGGAAAAAACTCGTTCTAAATACCGCCACACATATATACACTT